TGGTCGCACCACCAGGCGGTCGCGGCGCTCGACGAACCGGCCCAGGACGCGCTGCTCGGGCGCGCCGTCGCGGAGCACCTGTCGGTTCGCGACCTGCGGCACGAGGCGGCGCGCGCCAAGGCCCTCGCCGCGCCTCAGCCGTCGCCGGGCGACATCCTGGCCGCGGCCGGGCGGGAACTGCGCGAGTGCACGGAGGCCATCGAGGCGGCATCCGCGCGGCGCGCTACAGCCTGGGCGCGCTGGGCCGCGGTGGGCGTGACGGTCGCGGACCTGGCGCGGATGAGCGGGGTCACCGCCTACGAGGTACGGTCGGTGCTGGGAGAGAGGGGGCCGGAATGAGCGACGGGCCAGGGGACGAAATGCTCGACAACCCGGAGTACTGCCCCCATGGCGTCGAGGTCGGCACGTCGGACGGCGCGTGCTACTGGTGCGCCTTGGAGGACCTGGACGATGACTGACCTGCTCACCCAGGCCGCCCGCGAGCTTGGCCCCGTTCAAGCCCGCATCGACGCGGGCGACGCCCAGGCCGCCGCGGCCCGCGACGAGCGCGCGGCCATCTGGCGCAAGTACCTGCGCCTGGGCGTGCAAATGACGCGCCTGGCGGAACTGTCGGGCCTCGACCGCACGGCTGTGCGCGACGCCCTGACGATGCGGCAAACCGCCCTGGCAGCTGGACACGATGGCCGAATGGGTCGAGATTGACGGGGTGCGCCTCCCTGACACGGCGATGATTTTCAGCGTCGAGCACAAGGTCGACGTCAACAAGCTGCCAGAGGTCACGATCAGGATGCACTGCGGTGGTTTCGAGACGGTGGCAATCGAGGACACCAAGCCCAGCGAAGGGAGGACGCCATGACCGTCGTGTACCTGATGGTGGGACTCATCGTCGTGGCCGTCGTGGGGATGACCGTGCTGGCGCTCCGCGACGTGCCGCGGAAGGCGCACCGATGAGGCACCGCCGCGACGCCACCGACCTGCGCCTGAAGCGCCTGGCCGCGGTGGAGAGGCAGCGCGGGCGTAGACTGCGGGCGCTGGCGCGGATGGTCGAAAAGCCTAGACGTCTAGGCAGTTCACGGACGGTGGCTGATGGCTGACTTGACCGACGACCAGGTGGACGCCATCCAGGCACGTTTGGACGCGGCAACCCCGGGGCCGTGGCATTGGGGCGATGACGACGCTGGCGGTGCCGGGTGGGAAGCACTGATTACCGAGAGCGGGCGCCACGTCATCTCGTCTGAGGTGCCGCACGCGTTCCGCGTCAGCGGGTTACTGGCCGACGAGGACCTGATCGCTCACGCACCGTCTGACCTGCGCTTATTGCTGGCAGCGGTTCGGAGGGGGCGCCGTATCGAGAAGGCGGTGCGTGAAATCGCAGCTGAGATGATTGCGGAGCGCGACCGCGGGAGCCTTACGCAGTCGCCGGACTACAACCTTGGGCTAGAGGCGATAGCCGACGATGGCGAGCGCATCATGGCCGTGCTGGACGAGGAACCTGACTGTGCCTGACCAGCTCGACCCGTTCGATGAGTTCCTGGAGCACGCGATATCCGAGGTGGCCCGGCTCGCGCCGGAGGAAATGAACGAGGTCATCGCTGACCTGGCTGTCGGGATGATCCCCCCAGTCACGCCCATGAGGAACCCGGTACTCCGCGATGGCTGACCTCGACGACACCCGCCGCGCCGAGGCGTGGGCCAACACAGCCGACTTCTGGGACGCGCTCATCCGGTTCTACAGGATTGACCGGCTAGCGGCATGGCTGACGCGGAGGCCGACCCCGTGACAGACCCCCAGCCCCCGCGACCATGACCATGCGGGCGACACGCGCGGAGAAGGACCCTGCGAGCCTGTGCGGCGCGGCGCTGAAGCGCTGCTCGAACTGCGAGAAGTCAGTCGGCCAGGCGCGCGTCCGGCGTGGGCTGGGCTGTCCGAAGTGCCCGGACGCGCCGGTCATGGACAGCACCTGCCGCGAAAAGGCTGGTGAGCGCACCGAGCACGAGGGCATCGGCCCGTGCTGGCGGCATGGCGGCAAGACCTGGCCGCACAACGTCCACGCCCAGTCGGTCCAGGTAGCCGAGGCCGTCCGCACGCTGGGCCTGCGCGACGAGTTCAAGAACGTCTCGGAGCTGGAAGCGCTCTACCTGGACTTGTGGCGCACGCTGAGCCAGATCGCCTGGACGGAGGACATCATCGCCGAGCTGTCGGCCGAGGACGTGTTCTGGGGCCGAACGATGGAGGAGACGGAGACCGAGGTCGGGCACGGGACCGGCCAGCGTGAGGGCGACACCAAGCGCGACCATGCCCGTGTTCGGCGCGAGGCGCGGCTGAACATCGCCGTGGCGTACCTGTCGGAGCGTCAGACGCACCTCCTGCGGCTGGCCTCGACGATGGCGAGCCTTGGGCTGGAGGAACGCCGCCAAACCCGGGATGAGCAGGTCGGGCGGTTCGTCGCCGACATCATCCGGGCGTTCTTGGCTCACCCGCGCGTGGCGGTGCTCCTCGGCGAGCTGGCACCGCGCTTCCAGGAGGAGGCGCCGGACATCGTGCTCACGGTGCTGATGCGCGCTGGGGGCGAGGTCGTCGAGTCGTCGCTGGTGCCGGCGTGACCCGTCCTCGTCTCCTCGACCTGTTCTGCGGCGCCGGCGGGGCGGCGATGGGCTACCACCGCGCCGGGTTCGATGTGGTCGGCGTGGACATCGCGCCGCAGAAGCACTACCCGTTCGAGTTCGTCCAGGCTGACGCGCTGCAAGTGCTGGGCGGCTGGCATCCGCTGGAAGTCCTGACCGAGCCGTCCTTGTTCGACGCCATTCATGCTTCACCGCCGTGCCAGGCGTACAGCGTGCTCCGACGGGCAAATCCTGGCGCAGACTACCCCGACCTGATCGGCCCACTGCGCGAATTACTCCGAAGAATCGGCCTGCCGTGGGTGATCGAGAATGTTCCAGGCGCGCCGCTACGCGATCCGGTCGTACTCTGCGGTTCGATGTTCGGCCTCGGCGCGGGGCAGCGCCAGCTTCGTCGTCATCGTCTGTTCGAGGCGTCGTTCGTCATCGAGCAGCCGGAATGTCACCACGAGGGGGAGGCTATCGGCGTCTATGGCGGTGGGGCGGTCGGCCGCTACACTTTCGAGAACGGCTGCAAGGTTCGGCACGGCCGGCGGGGCGGCTACCAGGGCACCATCGCCGAACGCCGCGAGGCGATGGGGATCGACTGGATGAACGGCCGGGAAATCAACCAGGCCATCCCCCCTGCCTACACCGAGTTCATCGGTGCTCAACTGCTCGCCCAGATCAGAACGGTCGCGCGGTGACCGTGGACGCGGAACCGCTGGTCGACTTCCCCCGGCGCCTCCCGGCCTACCCCAAGGCGCCAGGGCGGCCCCGCGTCGGCATCGAGCACACGACCAGCGTGTACGCGGACGAGGGCGCGGTGGAGTGGTCCTGCTCCTGCGGGCAGGGCGGCGAGGAGGCGACGCGGGGGGAGGCGTTCCTGGCCGCGGCGAGGCACCGGGCGCTGGCGTAGGCTCTCGCTGTGACCCTCGTCGACGACCGCCAGGTGTTCCTGGCCGTGGCGCGCGCCTTCCGCCCGCGTACGGCCGAGCAGGTCCCCTACTGGTCGGACCCGGTGGGCTGGGCGCGGGACTGCATCCGCTGGCCGCGGGGGCAGGGGCTCCGCGAGTCGCAGGCGCGGTTCATGGCCAACCTCATCGAGCACAAGCGCGAGGCGGTCCGCGGCCCGCACGGCCTCGGCAAGACGACCGCTGCCTCGCTGCTCGTGCTGTGGTTCGCCCTGACCCGTGAGGCCGCGGGCGTCAACTGGAAGATCGGCACGACCGCCTCAGCGTGGCAGCAGCTCACGCACTATCTCTGGCCTGAGATTCACGAATGGGCCGAGCTGGTCGACTGGGCCAAGGTCGGCCGTAAGCCGTTCAACGACCGGCGCGAGCTGCTGAAGTGGGAACTCAACCTGCGTCATGGTCGGGCCTGGGCGATGGCGTCGGACCGCCCCGCGGCGATGGAGGGAGCGCACGCCGACCACCTGCTCATCATCTTTGACGAGGCGAAGGAAATCCCGAGCGCGACGTGGGACGCCATTGAGGGCGCCTTCTCGACTGCTGGCGAGGGTGGCACCGAGGCGTTCGCCCTGGCCATCTCGACACCCGCCGAGCCATTGGGACGGTTCTACGAAATCCACGCCCGAGCGTTCGGGACCGAGGACTGGCACACGACGCACGTCCGGCTGAAGGACGCGATCAACGACGGGAGTGTCACCGACGAGTGGGTAGAGCAGCACAAACGCCTCTGGGGCGAGAAGTCCGCCATCTACCAGAACCGGGTGCTGGGCGAGTTCGCCTCGTCCGCGACCGATGGCGTCATCCCGCTCACCTGGCTGACGGCGGCCAACGACCGCTGGCGCGCCATGTTCGGCGACGAGCACGACCCGGGCAAGGAGCGCGACCCGACCGATGGGACGTGGCGCATCCTCGCCGACGACGCCCCGGTCGACCGGCTAGGCGTGGACATCGCCGAGGGCGGAGGCGACAACTCGACCATCGCTTTCCGGGTCGGCAACGTCATTACCGAGATCAAGCGCTACCCGTTCGTCGATAACCCGGTCGACCTGGCCACGATCGTCATGGAGGAACAGAAGGCCCACCAGCTGCCCGAACCGACCGTGACCGGCCAGCGCTATCCGAAGGCCATCGTCGACTCCCAGCCGTCTGGCGTGTTCCATTTCATGCGGAAGGCCCACCGTCCGGTCGAGGGGTTCGTCGCTGCTGAGGGCACGAAGATGAAGGACCTGTCCGGCGAGTTCGGCTTCCTGAACAAGCGGGCGCTGGCCTGGTGGAACCTTCGCGAGATGTTGGACCCGTCTTGGACGGGCGAGCCCGTCGCCTTGCCGCCCGACGACAAGCTGACCGGCGACCTGCTGGCGCCGCGCTACCGTGAAATCACAGGCGGCCGGATTCAGGTCGAGATGAAGGAGGAAATCCGGAAACGGATCGGGCGTTCGACCGACGACGGCGACGCCGTGGTCATGGTCATGCTGGACCGGAACGCCGGATCGGGGTTCGCGTCGTACATGCTCGCGGAGGTTCGTAAGCGCGACGAGGAGGTGGGGCAGATGGCCGACGAGGGCAGGCCCTTGTCCAAGGGCGAGCTGGCAATCGACCGGGAGCGGGCGCGGCTCGCGCGCCTGGCCGCGCGCCCGACGCGCGTCCCGCGTCACGACCACCTCTACGTGCGCCAGCCGGACGGGGCGATACGGTGCAACGTGTGCCAGGGCACGCCAGCGTGGGTGCCGAAAGCGCCCGGCGAGCCGAATCCCTAGACGTCTAAGGTGTTTTGACGTGGTGAGACAGCTCCGCGCTCGATGGATTGACTTCCGCAACGGCCTCGACAGCGGCTATCCGCTGTGCTGTGTGCTGCGCTTCGCGTTGTGCCGCTACGCGAACCAGGGCGCGCGCCGGGGTGGCGAGCATGAGTGGGTGGCCTGTGGCATCTTCCACCGCAAGACGCACGACTGGGATTGGGACGGTTACCTCGGCCCCGGCTGGCGCGCCGAGCGCTACGACCCGAGCAAAGCCCGTCATCTCTGGCGCGCCTGACAATCACCGCTGCGCTCCGGCCGCGGTCCTACACTGAGGGGCAGCTAGTCACCGAAGGAGGCGCGTTGCCCGGATTCTCGACCCGCTTTCAGAGTGGCTTCGTGCAGCTGGTCGGCCTCGGCGTCGCCGATGCCGCGACCTGGCGTTTCGCCGGGTCGAACGCCGGGCTGCTCGTCGCCGCGGCCGTGCTCGTGCTCATCGGTTTCGCGATGGACGGGGGTGAGATAGACGCGGTCGGGGCCGTGGGGAAGCTGCTCGCGCGGCTCGGCGGGCTGTTGAGCCGCCACGAGGCGTCTGAGTGAGCCTCGTCCGCGACGCCGTCAGGGGCACCCGCTACCGCCCATCGGCCGGTGAGAAGGTCGTCCAGGCCAAAGCCGTGAAGGACGCGGCGCGCACCGCGGCCTCGGCCATCGTGGCGACGCACACGGCCGACGACATCGCCTCGGGCCGGGTCAACCTCGCCGCCGTCGCCGCCGCGGCATCGGGCGCCTACGCGCCGCGCACGACGCTCACGCCCGCGGACATCGAACTGGCGCTCATCGAGCAGGGCATCTCCTTCCAGCCCCCGCTCGGCCCGGGGGCACCCATCCGGCCGTTCCACGGCTACAACGAGCCCCCGCGTCTGGCTGATTACGTCCCCGGCTCGAACATCGCCGTCGAGACGAGGACCGGGCGGATTCCGTTCCGGACGCTGACGCAGATCGTCGAGGGCTACGACATTGCTGGCATTTGCATCGGGCATATCATCGCCGACCTGTGCTCGATGCCGCTCCTGTTCCGGGCGGTGGACGGCTACGAGGGCGACGTGTCGAAGGAGATCGCCCAGGCCAAGCAGTTCTGGAAGAAGCCGGACGGGAAGCACCCCTGGCGGGTCTGGCTGACGAAGCTCCTCTACCAGCAGCTCGCCTACGACTGCGGGATGCTCTACAAGGTCCGCGACAACGCCGGCAAGCTGAAGGCGGTCCAGGTGCCGGACGGTCGGATGTGGGCGCCGATCATCGACTACTGGGGCGAGCGCCCCGACGCGCCCGCGCCAGCCTTCGCCCAGTTCGTCGAGGGGCTGCCGTGGGGCTGGACCGACGAGACGCTGGTCATCTACGAGCCCTACACGTCGCGCCCCGACGACCCCCGCTACGGCCTGGCGCCCATCGAGTGCATCCTGCTCAATGCCAACACCGACGTCCGATTCCAGTGGCACTTCCTCAACATGTTCACCGGCGGACAGGTCCCCGAGGGCTTCGCCGAGGCACCGCCCGAGCAGTCCGACCCCGATCAGCTCGGCCAGTGGCAGGAGCTGTGGGACAACTGGATGTACGGCGACCAGACCAAGCGCTGGGGGGTGCGCTGGCTGCCGTTCGGCGCCAAGTTCACGAGCTACAAGCCGACGACGTTCGATGCCAAGTTCCCCGAGCACCTGATGCGGAAGACGGTGGCAGCGTTCCACCGCACCCCGCAGGACCTCGGCATCCTCGACGACGTCAACCGCGCCACTAGCGAGACGCAGGTAGACGAGCAGTTCCGCATCTCGACGCGGCCCCGTACCGGGTTCATCGAGGACGTCTTCTTGAACCCGATCACCCAGGACGAGCTGGGCCTGCCCATCGCCTGCTACTTCGACCTCGGCCAGGAAAAAGAGGACCGGGTCATGGTCATGCAGGAGCAGGTCGGCTACATCAAGGCGGGTGTCATCTCCCCCGACGACGTGCGCGAGCGCATCCTTGGCCTGTCGGTCGATCCCGAGAACCGCATCCCCCGCTTCTACGACGCGGGCGGTCGGCTGGGCGTCACGCCGCTCGGCTACATCGAGGCCGTCTCCAAGTGGTTCGCCGACTGGGACCCGACGACGGGCGCGCCGAACCTCGACAAGATTCAACCGCGCGAGTTCATCGTGCCTGGCGAGCTGCAGGCGCCGCCCGCCGGTTCCGTGCCCGGTCGTCCTGGCCTGCCGCCCGGACAAGCGCCTGGACAAAGCGGGCCGCGCAATCCCCCGACACCGCCCAAGACAGGACCCGCGGGCGCGCCCCCGAGTGGACAGAGCGCGGGCCAGGAACCGGCCCACGACGAGACGAACGTCGCGCCCCCGGCAGGCTCCACCGCGCCGCCCAAGACCGCGCCCGCGGCGAAGTCGGTGGTCGACGTCGGTGGGCTGGTCGTGAAGGCGATGGACACTGGCCGCGTGCTCATGATTCAGCGCGCCTTCACGCCCGACGACCCCGCGGCCGGCACGTTCGAGTTCCCGGGTGGTCACATGGAGGGCGACGAGACGCCGCTGCAGGCCGCGGTCCGGGAATGGCAGGAGGAGGTCGGCGAGCCGCTGCCCGACGGCTACTTCGACGGCTCGTGGACCAGCCCGAACGGCATTTACCGCGGGTTCGTCTACGTCATCGCCTCGGAAGCCATGCTGCACCTCAACCCGGACCCGGAGAACCGCGGCGTGCTCAACCCGGACGACCCGGACCAGGACAACATCGAGGTGGTCTGCTGGCTGGAGCCCGCAGACATCCCGGCGATGCCGAACCTGCGCGAGGAGTGCCACACCTGCGACTGGGTGGTCATCTCCCAGGCCGGGACGGTTGCCAAGATGGTCCGCGTCGCCAAGGCGATTAGCTATGACCAGGTAGGCGACGGTTCGCGCGTTTCATTCCTGGCCGACAACGGTAGGACGATCACCGGGAAGATCGAACTTTATCTGAATGGCACCTACGGGGTTGAAACAGACTACGGCGTGTTCCTGGTGTCAGGCGACGATCTCAACCTGCTCAAGTGCGCGCCGCCGACCGAGGGCATCACCGCCGAGACGGGCCTGCAGGGCGTCAACCTCACCGGCTTCGACGACGAGGACGACGACGACGCGGAGGAGCAGCTGCAGAAGGTGCTCGGCCAGTGGCAGTCGAACGCCCTCCTCGCGGTCCGCCGCGGGCGCAAGCCGCGCTACTTCCACGACGAGGTAATCCCGGTCGAGGTCGGCCACCGCATCTACAAGGCGCTCGCCAAGGCGAAGACCAAGGAGCAGGTACGCGCGGTCTTCAAGGCGGCCCGCGCCGACCCAAAAGGTTCACGGTGGCCGGGCTCGGCCCTCCGCCACCGAATCCCCCAGGCGTACGCGCCGAAGATCGCCGAGGCGCTGCGGGCGGGGACGAAGGGGATCGACGCCGCGGTGGCCTCTATGGTGACGAGGGCTACCAAGGCTTCACCCCCTACACCCCCGACGAGCGGAGCGAGCGAGGCGCGGGCCGCGGTCGAGGCGAACGTCTCGATTGACGCCGACCGCACGGGCGCGGTCTTCGCCCAGATGTACGCCGACGCCTACGGGGGCGGGGTCAAGGCCGCACGCGCCGCGCTGGGCGTGGACGCCCGCGCCCCGTCGTGGCTCCCCGACGACATGCTCACGACGGTCTCGCGTGACTGGGAGGCGTGGACCCCCGGCTGGTCCGACGCGGCCTTACAGGACGCCGGGGGCGGTCTGGCGACGCTCCTCGACGCGCGGGGCATCACCATCCAGGGCATCACCTCATCGGCGATGGACCGCATCGGCACCGCGCTCGCCGACGGCATCGCCGCGGGCGACGCGCCCGCCACCATCGCCCAGGCCATGTCGGACGTCATCGCCGACCCGCAGCGGGCGTTCACCATCGCGGACACGGAATCGGCCAGGGCCATGACGGCGGCCAGCATCGACACCTACACCGAGAACGGCGTCGCCGAGGTTGACCTGCTTACATTCGAGCCGTGCGAGGAGTGCGAGGAGCTGGAGGACGCCAACCCCTACCCGCTGGACAGTGCCCCTGACGTGCCAATCCACGTAAATTGCCGGTGTGCACTGGCCCCGGCGAACATCCCCGGCGCGCCATCGGCTGAGGAGGGCGAATGAGCCGCGCCTCGCGCCGCACGCCCCCCGTCGAGCACCGCGGGCGCGTGACCGTCCGCGCCATCCCGCAGGCGCCGGGTGCGCCGTCGGCCACGGCCGCGATGCGCGCCAAGGCGGAGCAGGCCCGCAGGCGCGGTATCCGCGACTTGCTTGTGCGGTCGAATACGCTGGCGGAGACAGGGAAGGGGTGAGGCGGATGCCTGACGAGGAACGGGCGGCGCTGCTCGCCCAGCTGCGCGACGCGAACGACGAGCGGGCGCGGACGATGTACGCCGAGACGGGCAAGGCCCTCGCGGGCATGTCGAACGTCTACATCGTGGCGCTCCTGGAGCAGCTGCTGGGCGGACCGGGCTCACCGGCTCACGTCGAAGCCTGCGTGCTCTACGAGGAGCGCCGCGCTGAGGCGCTGGACCAGATCGAGCCCCAGGCGCGCCAGTTGCACGACGCCGAGGTCGAGGCGGCGAAGAACCGACGGGCGGGTCCGCGGCTCGTCGTACCAGGGAGGAACTGAGATGACGATTCAATGGACCGACGTGACCGACTGGTCAACGCTGTTCGCGCCGCAGGACGGCCAGGCGATCCACGACGCGGTGCTCACCGAACTGGCGCTCGCCAAGGCGGACGGCGCGGTCGTGTTCTCGTCGCAGTATTCGATCACCGACCAGGACATCCTCGACGCGCTGAAGGCGTGCATGGCGAACCCCGCCTCGCGTGCCCTGTTCGACTCGTCGGAGTTTTTCGGCGAGAAGGAAAAGCCGATGGTCGAGGCGTTCATCGAGGGGCTACCAGCCGAGCAGTGGGGCATCGGCACCAGTTCGGTCGACGGGAACATCCTGCACGACAAGGTGCTCGCCATCCTGTTCTCGGACGGGACCGGCTGGTCCTTCTCGGGTTCTTTCAACCTCACCGAGTCGGCGCAAGGGGAGAGCAACATTGCTCACCTGATCGGGAGCCGGAGCCTCGCCGAGGCCATCGCCGCGCAGGTGCAGACGAATCTCAGCTGGTGCCAGGCGAATCAGCCCCAGCCCCCGACGGAGAAGCCGAGCTACTGATGGCCAAGAAGAAGCGTGTCACGGTGGAGTGGACGGACAGCACTGGTCCGCCTGATGGCAGAACTACGGTCTGGACTGACCTTGCCAATTACGACTCGGCTCCCAGCAAGATCGTGACGAGCGGCTACATCGTCAAAGAGAAGCACGGCTACATCGTGGTCGCGTCTTCAATTTCGAGCACTGGACACGTCGCGGGCCTTATGACCATCCCCAAGAGCGCGATCACGAAACTGCGGAAACGCTGATGGCCTCCGCCAAGCGCATCGACCCCGAGGACACCATCGACTCGGTCATCTTCGGCATCGTGAAGCTGCAGAAGGAGGGCTGGGCGCTGGCAGCGCTGAACCTGGAGATCGAGTACCAGGAGGCGGGGCAGCCGGGGCCGAAGCCGAAGAAGCGGAAGCTGCCCGTCGCCGCGACGATGACGATCAACCTGCGGCCGATCTGATGCCGCGCCGCAGCGGGTCGTCGCGCTGGAGGCGGCTGTCGTGGTGGCCGCCCCGGCGCCGCGGCTCGGGCGCGCACGGGCACCAGCAGTGGCAGCTCTCGCGCCGCAAGCCGCGGGAGAACCGCGCGCCGGTCGTGCGGAAGGCGGTGGAGCGGTAGTGCCCGTCGCCTGCTTCGACCTCGACGGCACGCTGGACAGCTACGTCTCGACGTTCGTCCCGCTGCTCGGCGCGATGAAGAAGGCCGGGAACTGGCACATCGTCGTGCTCACCGGCGACGAGCAGGACACCGTCACCGCGGAGAACATCGCTCAGAAGCAGGACTACCTGGCCGAGCTGGGCTACGGCGCGCTGTATGACGAGGTGACCATCGTCGCCCGCCCGACAGCATCGAACAAGGCGCTCTACATCGCGGACAACCGCGTCGTGCTGTTCGTGGACAACAGAGCCAAGAACCTGAAGGCCGCGCTGGACGCCGCGCCGGGGTGCCTGTGCCTTTTACCATGGGCGACGAGGGAGTAAGCTAGCAGGTGCCTGGCAAGCCAGAGCTGGGTGACGGTCCCTATGGGGCCTGAGGATGGCGCTGGGCTGCTGCTTAAGAACGAGGCGTCGCTACACGCCTACTCCACCCGCGGGCTGTGGAACCTCGCCGCGTGAATCCCACGCGTGACGTTCGATGGTGCGTAGACTCGGCGCAGACCGAGCGTGAGGTGAAGGTGGTGACCCGGCAAGGAGCGCGAGCGTGAGCGACGGGCGCGCGGAGCGCGCGCACCAGGTCGCCCAGCCGTTCCTCGCCTCGCTGGACCGGCACCGCCGCCGCGAGGTCCTCGACGGCGCCCGCCAACTGCTCCGCGAGCACGGCCCGGAAGGGCTGCTCAGTGACCCCGGCGCGGTCCCCAAGATGACCCGCGCCCAGGTCCGCCAGATGTACCGGGCGATGGGCTGGCGCGGCTCCAAGGCGCACCGGCACAACCTCGACCGCCAACGCAAGCGCGTGGCGCAGGCCCTCGCCCTCGACCAGGCGCTCACCGCGGCCAACGCCGAGGCGCGCATGGGGCCAATCGAGCACGCGCGCTATCGCATCAGGGAGGCCGTCTCGTGAGCCTGTACGCGTTCACCGTCAACCCCAAGGGGGCGAGCGTCACCGTCAACCTGAAGCAGGGCGGGGCGACGGCGCACTTCTACTTCGACCAGGCGCGGACCGCCCAGGCCGACGGCGCCGTCGTCGCGTCGCCCACCACGTTCTACGTCGCGGCGAACGGCACCTACGAACTGTCGCTGCAGGTGGCGGGCGAGGAATGGGCGACGCGGGAGAACCAGCCGCGCCCCATCGACGTGCGCTCCGCGACCGGCCCGCGGACCTACGCGCCGTGGGGGCCGTTCATCCTGGGCGAGGTGCACTCGGTATGACGCGCGCCGTGGTGCTGGAGGACCTGGACGACAACGCCGTGGCGAAGCTGCTCGGCTCGCCCGTGACCGCGTCCGACTCCGCGCCGCTCACCGACGCGCGCCCCGGCACCATCCTGAAGGCGTCGGCCAAGAAGCGCCAGCTGCTCCTTGTCGCGTACCCGGCGATGAAGGCCGACGTGGGGGTGGCCAAGGACGGCTTCCAGGACTTCGCCACGGCCGAGACCGTCGAGGCGTGGTGCCACGAGTTCGCCAAGGGCGGCTACAAGCTGGGCCTGTGGCACGAGGATGGCCACGAGGACTGCGGGCGGGTGCTGGAGAACTACGTCTACCCGTCGGCCGTGCCCTGGGTCGTGAAGGGTCCGTCGGGCGACGAGATGGAGGTCTGCCAGGGCGACTGGCTCATCAAGGTCGAGCTCGCCCCCTACGCCTGGAAGATGTACGAGAAGGGCCTGATCGGGGGCGCGAGCCCGGAAGGGCCGTGCCAGCGCATCATGGAACCGTCCCCCGACCTGCTCGCGTCGCTGAGGAGCTGACATGGCGATAACCGAAATCCTGGTCACGGACGACGATGCCGCCAAGGCGCCCGAGGTCCACCTGGTGCGCCGCGGGGCCAACGGCTTCCGCGAGCTCATGGCCAAGGCCGCGCCCGCCGACGCGAAGGACTGCGCGACCTGCTCGGGCACGGGCAAGATTCTCCAGGGCAACCGGAAGTGCCCGGACTGCGCCGGGACCGGGAACGCGACGACCGTTGAGAAGGCGCTGGCCTGCGAGTGCGACGCGTGCCTGGTGCTCTCGACGCTCCAGAAGGCGCTCGCCGCGGGCGACGACGGCGAGATCGCCAAGGCCGAGCTGTCGAGCGCCAAGATCAACGATCTGCCGGACGCCGCTTTCGCCTACATCGAACCAGGGGGCAAGAAGGACGACCAGGGCAAGACGACCCCGCGCTCGCTGCGCCACTTCCCCGTCCACGACGAGGCGCACGCCCGCAACGCGCTCGCCCGCGCCCCGCAGTCGCCGTTCGGCCCCAAGGCGATGCCGAAGATTCGCGCCGCCTGCCACAAGTTCGGCATCGAGATTTCCGACGAGGCCGACAAGGCTGGCCTCACCGTCAAGGACGGGGGCGCCATCGTCTCGGCGCTCAACCAGGCGGGCAGCTCGGGGCTGTATCCCGGCTCGCCCGAGTGGGAGGCGCAGGACGCGCAGATTCTCATCGACGCCGGCACGTCCCTCGCGGACGCCGGTCGCAAGCTGCAGCAGGTTCTCGACAGGGAACAGACAGAGGTCGCGGTCGGAGGCAAGCCCCACGACGTGGAGGATGTCTTCGACCTCGAAGACGCGCTCAGCGCGTTGGACGCAGTGCTCGGCATCACAGCACGGATGGCTTTCACGGAGCAAGCCGAAGGCCAGGCCGCGGGCGTGTCGAAGGCTGGACGGAGGTTGTCGGGCGTGTCGGTCGACAAGGTCGTCGCGGCACGGACAGCGGCCGACCAGTTGCGTACTCACCTAACCGACTTGCTCGGTCCGGACGATCCGGCCGCGGCGGGCGGTAAGACCGCCACGAAAGGGGCGTTCGACATGGAAATGACCCAAGAGCAGTTCGACGCGGCTGTGACCGCCAAGGCCGGAGAGGTCGCCGCCAAGGCGATTGCCGACCACGAGGCGGAGAAGGCCAAGGTCGAAGCGGATGCCGTGAAGGCGGCAGCCGACGAGAAGGCCGCGAAGAAGGCGGCCAAGAAGGCGAAGGCAGAGAAGCGGGCAGCCAAGGTCGCGGCGGCAGCCAAGGCCGAGGCGGACCGCAGGGCGGCGATGAGCGACGCCGAGCGGGCGACGGACGACGCGGCGAAGGCCGAGGCCGACAAGGCCAAGGCGGACGCGGCGATGCTCCGTACCCTCGCCAAGCTCGTCGCCAAGAAGGGTGACGCCGACGCGCTCATCCGGGCGGCCAAGGCCGTCCAGAGGGGCGAAGCTCCCGACGAGACGCGGAAGGAAATCGCAGAGCTCCGCGCCACTGTCGAGAAGGTTGCCGGCGAGGTCCCCCACTCCGGGAGGTTCCCACTCAGCCCCGGAGCAGGCACGGACGCAGCCGCGGCAGCGCTGAAGGCGTTGGCGGGGTTCACCCGCGGTGACGGCATCGGCGGGGAGACCCAGGAAGCCGTCGCCAAGAGCTTCGACGACCGCATCGAAGCGGCCGAGAAGGCTGGCAACGACATGGAGGCCGACTACCTCCGCGCCGAGAAGGCCCGTGTCATCATGACCAGGGCCGAGATCGGCCGCGGCTTCCCGACGGACGGCGGACCCGAGAAGGTCCCGTCCCCGGCGGTCGTGTCGCACTAGCAACACCACAGAAGGCGCGCGCGATCCCGCGCGTGCCCGGACATCGACGTAAGGAGTACGACCCAACATGAGTGCTGGAGCCGATCTCCTCGGCGTGACCGAGGAGACCTTCAACGCGATCAAGGGGACCCTCACCACCGGCCTCACGGCCTCGACCGGCCTGCAAGGCGTGAACCTGCAGGACTACGTGTCGTTGGTCCCGTGCAAGACGCCGACCAGGGACTCCCTGCCGCGTGTAGCGGCACCGCAAGGTGCCCAGTTCGCCTACTGGCGCACGTTCCTCAACGTGAACGCCCTCCAGGCGGACGGTGCCGAGCCCACCGACTTCGGCGGCTCGGCAACCGAGATGGACCTGCAGAACGTCTTCGCGCCCTTTGGTCTCATCGCCAAGCACGGCATCGTGACCGACGACGCCATCGCCCTGGCGGGCGGCTACGCCGACGCCCTGGCGGTGCAGACCCTGGAGACGATGAAGCAGGAGTTCATCACCGAGAACGTCAACGTCCTGCACTCGCAGGCGTTCGCCGTCCCGACCCTTGGAACCATCTCGCTCTCGACGAGCGCGACGAATGGCTACATCGGCTCGGGCGCGACCGTCTACGTGTGGGTCGCGGCCCGCTCCGGGAAGAACTACTTCTACGGCGGGTCGGGACCGGCCAGCGCGTCGTCCCACACTTCTGTCGGGACCACGTCGACGACGAACTCCGTCTCGGCGTTCATCCCGGCGGTGCGGACCGCGGCGGCCTGGGACTGGTTCGTGGGTTCGTCCTCGTCCAACGGGGTCTACTACACGACCACGACCGTCAACTCGGTGACCATCACGACCATCCCCACGACCGCTCAGGCGGTGCCGAGCCTCCCGCTGATCTCCAGCGTGCAGCCGACGACGCCCCCGACGGCGGACACGTCCTACCAGTCCTACTGGATCAACGGCTACGTGGCCTCGATCCTCGGCGACTGGTCGACGGGTGCGTTCGGCTCGTCCTACGTGACGCCCGGGCAGGGCACCGCGCAGGGGTCCATCTTTACCTCGCTCGACGGCGGGCAGTTCCACGTCGACGGCGCGGCGATCCTGGAGCTCGACGAGCTGAACCTGGCGATCTACAACAACTACCCGGGGGTCTCCCCGGCGCGGTTCATCGTCGGCACCCAGATCGTGAACGACCTGGCCAACGCGGCCCTGTCGTCCCCCCAGGCGATCCTGTTCTACCAGGGCGCCCTGGAGGACCGGCAGAAGCTGGTCATGGGCGGCACGGTGGCCAACTACCTGAACAAGACCGACGGGCAGACGCAGATCGAAATCTTCGTCGACCCGTACATGGTGCCGGGCGAACTCATCGCCGAGGTGCGTGCGGTCCCGTTCATGGGTTCCAACGTGAAGACGGCAAGCCGGGTCGAGACGCTGCGTGACTACCAGCGCTTCGACTACTTCCCGAACTACGTCGCCAACTCCTCGGCCGGCGGCCCGCGTCACGAGTTCGACGTGCGCTGCTTCGAGGCGTTCGAGACGGTGGTCGGGCCGACGATGGCGGTCCTCGCCAACATCGCCCCCGGGCTCGCCTCGTAGGGCACGACAACGGAAGGGGACCGGCGGGCGTCCTGTGCGCTCGCCGGTCCTCGCTGTCGTGCTATCGCGGTGGTAATATCACCGCGTGGCGCGAGCGCAGACCAAGAACGTCCTCGTCCGGTTCCCGCCTGAGACGTACGCGGCTGCAAAGGTCACGGCGTTTCGGCTCGGGCTCTCGCTGAACAAGTACATCGTGCTCGTGACTGACGCCGACGTGACGCGGGTTACCGACAGCCTCGGCAATGAGTGGACCCGCGAGCCCGAGAAACCCTAGACGTCTAGGCATTTGACAGGAGGCAGGGGTGGGGAAGCTACTGGAACCCGAGGACTTCGGTGGCGAGCGCGGCTGGGTCAGGGCCGATGAAGTGGAGATGGCTCCTGAGCATTGGGGGCGACCCCTCCGGCGAGGGGACGTGATCTTTATCGGAAAGAACTTCGACCCAGACCAGTTCGGGGAACTTCCGAGGGATCAAGATCGCCGGACGCTTGGGATCGGCGACGATGGCCCCGAAGGTTTCATCGCGCTGGCGTGACCGCTGACGGGAGGCTGAAATGGACGAGGACCGCGAGGCCGCCTTGGCTGAGAAGATCGGCAAGAATCTTGCCGCGGTGATCCGGGAGATTATGGACGATCCTCGGATGGGGCTCAGCGAGTCGCAAAAGGAGGCGTTCCCCGCGATAGTGGCGGAGCACTTGAGAGAGGTAGGAGACTGAAATGCATATCAAGCACTTCGCCAAGCACACCTGGCGCGAAAAGAGCCCGGTCAACCCCGGCCACAGCGTCACGACCTACCAGTGGACCGGCTCGGGTACGACCAAGATCGTCCACGGCGAGCGCGAGTTTGAGGCCGACGACAACGGCTGGATCGACGCCCCGCCCGACGTGGTCGAGACGTACCTGCGGATGCACGTCACGGTCGGCCGAGGCGACCAGTCCACATGGATGACGCAGCCCGACGCCCAGGCCCAGGTCCGGGCGGGGTTCATGGACGAGGCCGAGTCGGTCCTCGGCAAGACCGTCGTGTCCGTGCTCCCGCGGCCGCGGCTCGTCGCGCCCCCGCGCCCGGCCGCGCGTCCCCGCCCTACGCCCGCCCCGCGGCGGGGACCGGCCAACCGCGGGCTGGGGGACGACGGCGCACGCCCGCCGTCTGCTTCGTAGCGGTCCACGCCCACCCGCTGGCGCTCGCGGCCCTGCAGCGCTTCGCGCCGGGGGCGGTGGTCGTCACGGTCCGCGAGGGTGACACGACGGCCTACAGCCACACGTGGGCCGAGTGGTGGGCCGCTGGCAGGGCGTTCGCTCTCGTCGAGCAGGACATCGAGATTCACCGCACGGTCATGTCGCAGTTCCGGCGCTGCGCCGAGCCCTGGTGCGTCTTCCCCTACAACGGCCCCGGCTACGGGGGCGCGGGCGGCGACCCGCTCCTCTACGGCGCGCTCGGCTGCGTCCGGTTCTCCGCGGCGCTGCTCGCGGCCGAGCCGGACCTGCCCGCCTACGTGGGCGCCATCGACGACGCGCCGGGACTCGCCCGCGGGGACTGGCGCAGGCTCGACGCGCGGGTACTCGGCGCATTGCGTGACCGGGGGTACGTCCAGCACGTCCACCTGCCCGAAGTCTGGCAGCACCATGTCTTCCACGGGCTGTGCGCCTGCGGCTACGATCACGAGGCGTATCCGGTGGACAGGGAGGGGCGCTATGCGCCCGAGGGGTGAGGCCGGTGGCTAGCCGATCGACAGAGTATCGACACCGACGCGCCGTGGCCGAGGGTCGTGAGTACGGTGTTCGCCCCTGTGCTAGATGCGGGGTGCTTGTTGATCTGACTAGAGGACGGTCGCGTCGGAAGTACTGCGATACTTGTCGTCATTTGGTAGAAGCCGAATGGCGCAAGGCTGACCGCGAGAGGCGCCGCGAGTCCATGCGGGCCTATCTTCGGGGCTACTACCGAGAGAACCGCGAGGCTTTGCTTGTCAAGCAAAAAGAACGCCGTGAGGCTGACATCGAGCGGACCCGTGCTCAGACCCGTGCTTACTACCACCGCAATCTCCAGAAGATGCGCACCCGTAAGCGTGAGCAGTACACCAGGAAAAACAATCCAACCGTGCATGAGCGAGCCCTAGAGATATACGGGTTCAAGAGCAGCGATAGTTCAGGCCATGGTGTTCGTATCGCTATGTGCAAGTGCGGGTGTGGTCTCCCAGTGAACGCAGCGCATATAGCGGTCATGCGACTATCTGGTGCGGGCTATTCCCGTAAAGAGATCGCTGACAGACTTGGGGTTCATCCCGTGTTGGTAAGCAAGCTGCGACTCGACGGCGAAGCGAGGACGTGGCCTTGGTATCGCCGGGGGCACAGCAACCTGGCGTCCGTCAAGCCGCAACCGCTTAAAGCCCGTCGCTTCTTGACGCGGCACATGGAGTTGCGCCAGTTGGTAGAGCAGCAAGACGAAGAGCTGTTGTACCCCAAGAACGCGGGCTACAAACACATGGGCCGTGTGCGAACCGCTTGGTTCTCGCTCGATGCACCCATCAATGGCACAGAGAACGCCACGCTTGCTGACGTTCTCAGTTCTGGTAGCGAGGACTCTGTCTTTGAAGAATTAGAGGTTCAACAAGCGGAGACGCTGGTAGAGCAGTTGGAACGTGCTGGGTTCAGCATTGACCAGGTGACGCGGTGGATTGAAGATGATCCCAGCCTCGCGACAGCGTTTGCCCGTTCGCTCGATTCAGGGCAACTATCGAAAGAATGTCTATCGCTTCTCGCCAAGCACGGTGCGAGCGTGGCCGCATGAGGGACTACCTGGCCTACCTCCTGCGGCGCTTCCGCACGGCGTGGACCGGGGAGTTCATGTGCCCCGCCCACCGTTGCGGGAGGGCGCGTTCTTTCTCTAGCACGTTCTGCGGCCTGCACCGGCTATGACCGTCTCGGTTTTGCTCGCCGCATACGAAGCCGCCGACTACCTCCAAGACGCGGTCGATTCGGTCTTCGCTCAGACCTACCAGGACTGGGAGCTGGTCGCCGTCGATGACAACTCAGCCGACCCGCGTGTCATGCAGATACTCGACGCCGCGGGGCGCGACCCTCGCGTGTTCGTCGTCCACCTCGGCACGACGGAAGACGAGCGCCGGCAGTCGGTCCGGTACGCGACGATCTTCAACCTCTGCGCGGAAATCGCCGAGGGCGCGCTGACCTTCCTCTGCGGCGACGACTTCTACTACCCGGATCGGCTCGAGCGGATGGTCGCCAAGCTCGCCGAGGGCAACGACGTGGTCTACGGCGCGCAGCGGATGCTCCGCGGCGGTGTCGAGTTCGGCGTCCGGTCCTGCCAGGGCGTGCTCGACAACGCCTATCACAAGGTCGACCTCAATTCGGTCATGTTGACGCACAGGGCGTTCCACGCGGTCGGGGGCTTCCCCGACACCCCCCCGACGCCGCAGATGTGGCGCGAGGCCGACGCGCACTTCTGGAACCGCCTGACCGACGCGGGCTACGTGTTCGTCCCCGTCGACGACCCGGAGCGGCCGACGGACTGCAAGCGCTACAGAGACGGGGGCATTGACGCCCGCGTGATCCGAGGGGAGACGCCGTGGTGATCTCATTGCTGTGCCCCAGCCGTGGCCGACCGGAGAACCTCCGGCGGTTGTCCGAGAGCGCTTTCAGCCTGGCAGCGTCCCCGCTCGATATTGAACTGCTCGCCTACGTCGATCTCGACGACCCGGCCCTCCCGCAGTATGCGGCGCTCGACTGCGCTGAGATTCACACGGGGGAGCGGATCATATTCACGGACTGCTGGAACAAGCTGGCGGAGGTCGCCCACGGCAACATCATGGGCATGATGGGCGACGATGTCGTGTTCCGCACTCCCGGCTGGGACGTCATGGTCGAGGACGAGTTCGCGAAGTGGCCGGACCGGATCGTGTTCGTGAATGGCAGGGACGGAGCCCACGGGCCGGCGCTTGGCACGCACGGGTTCCTGCACCGTCGCTGGGTGGATGCTGTCGGCCGGTTCTGCCCGCCGTACTTCAGTCACGACTACCCCGACCTGTGGCTCACCGAGGTCGCGGACGCGCTCGGCCGGCGCGTGTTCCTGCCGGAGCTGTTCACCGAGCACCTTCACCCCAACCTTGGGAAAGCGCCGGACGACGACACCTACCGCGAGGGGGTGGCGCGCGGCGTACGCGACAACTGCCCGCAGCTCTACATCGACACGCTTCCCGAACGTGAACAGGAGGTCGCGACCCTGCGGGCCGTGATCGCGTCGCATGGTTGAGTACCGGCCGTCCGAGAGCTGCTGCGGGGCCGCGCCCCTGTTCCTACTGCCCTCCGAGGACATGCGCGCGGTCTTCGCCGGCAGTCCCGGTGGGCTGCCCGAAGCACCGTTGATCGACTGGGCGTGGCGTGAGTTCGGTGGCGAAGGCTTGTTCGTGGACGTGGGCGCGCATGTCGGCCAGTGGACGCTCCCGTTCGCCGCCACCGGGGTGCCCGTCGTGGCATTCGAGCCCAACCCGCCCATCCGCGCACTCCTCAGCGCAGCGATTCGCCAGAACGGGCTCGCCGTGTCTCTCTGGCCTTTCGCACTCGGCGCGGCAGCCGGGAGCGGCCATCTGACCGCGCCGGAGATCGGCGGCGGCATGGCGTCCATCGTGTGCGAGTTCCCTGGTGGCCCCGTCAGCGAGACCGTCGAGGTCCGTTCCCTCGACCACTTCAGCCTCGCGCCGCGCCTGCTCAAACTCGACGTGGAGGGCGCGGAGGTGGACGTTCTCCGCGGCGCTCATGAGACCATTCGCCAACACAGGCCGGTCGTGATCTTCGAGTGTTGGGAGGATGAGCGCGGCCAACGGACCAGCGAGCTGTTCGCGGCCCTTGCCGAGTACGGCTACCGCACCGAGCGCAACTCGTGGCCCGAGACCTGGGTGGCCTACCCGTGATCTCGCTGCTTGTCCCGACACGCGGGAGACCTCACAACATTGCGCGGCTGCTCCAGAGTCTCGACAGCACCACGACGGGGAAGATCGAGGTCGTGTGGTGCGTCGATGACGACGACAGCCCGAGCGTCCGTGCGCTGGCCGACCAGACCTACGGCCCGGTGGTCGTCGGGCCGCGCGAGTGCCCGAACCAGCTCTGGAGCACGGCGTGGGTCGGCGCCAAGGGCGACATCCTGGCACCGATGGGTGACGACGTCGTATTTCGCACGCCCGGTTGGGACGTCATGGTCGAGGCGGCGTTCCGGTCGGTCCCCGACCGGATGGTCTTGGTGTACGGCCGCGACGGATTCCGCAACGCGGTCCATGCGTCCCATCCCTTCCTGAGCCGTGAGTGGTGCGAAGTGCTCGGCTACCTCTACCCGCACCCGGAGGTGTTCACGCAGGACATGGTCGACGTTTGGGTGTTCGAGCTCGCCCAAGCGGTCAACCGGACCATCTACCTGCCGGACCTGTTCACGCAGCACATGCACCCGGACGACCCCAGCCTCGGCGTCGAGTTCGACCAGACCTATCGGGACAACGCCATGAGGCGTGAGCGCGACCGGACGCACGAGCGCTACGCGGACTACGCCGCGGAGCGTGCCGCGGACGTCGAGAAGTTGAGGAGGGCTCTGCGATGACGGACGGACGGATTCTCGTAGCAGGGGCCGGTGGGTTCATCGCCGGGCACCTCGTCAAGCGGCTGGAAGCCGAGGGGCGCGAGGTCTACGGCGTCGACATCAAGCCCTTCGGCGAGTGGTGGCAACCTGGCACCTACCGGGGGTGCATGGACCTGTCGCGTGCCGACGACTGCGACGCCGCCGTCGACGGCTGCTCGACGGTCGTGAACCTCGCCTGCGACATGGGGGGCATGGGGTTCATCGCGCTGAACAAGGCCGCGTGCATGTTGAACATCCTGATCAACACGCATCTGCTGATGGCAGCCAAGCGGGAGGGCGTCGGGCGGTACTTCTTCGCCAGCTCGGCCTGCGTCTACCGGCAGGACCGCCAGGACGGCTCGGTGTTGAACTACGCGCTACGCGAGAAGGACGCCTATCCGGCTGACCCCGAGGACGGCTACGGCTGGGAGAAGCTGACCTCGGAGCGGATGTGCCGCCACTTCCGCGAGGACTACGGCCTGGAGACTCGCGTCGCCCGCTTCCACACCGTCTACGGGCCGCACGAGACGTGGCAGGGCGGCCGCGAGAAGGTCCCGGCGGCGTTCTGCCGCAAGGTCGCCGTCGCCAAGCTGACCGGAGGGCGTGAGGTCGAGGTGTGGGGCGACGGGACGCAGCGGCGGAGCTTCCTCTACGTCGATGACCTCGTAGATGGGGTCCTGCGCCTGATCGACTCAGGCCGGGCCGAGCCGACGAACATCGGGGCGACCGGCTCCGTGACGATTGAGGAGTTACTGGCGCTGGTCGAGTCAATCGCCGGGGTGCCGACATTGAAGCGCGTCTACGACCCGACGAAGCCGCTCGGGGTCCGCGAGCGCGACTGCGACGGCACGGCGATGGCCGAGGCGACCGGCTGGCAGCCGACGATCTCGCTCGAAGCCGGGATGGAGCGGACCTACGCCTGGGTCGAGGACCAGGTGCGGGCGGCGATCTGATGCACGACGCGGCCTTCGCGTGGGTCGTGCGCTGCCTCGGCGAGATCGGCACGCCCCGCGTCGTCGTCGAGTTCGGCGCGCTCGACGTGAACGGCTCGGTGCGCGGTCTGTTCGCGGGCACCGACTACACGGGCGTCGACCTCCTCGCGGGGCCAGGCGTGGACGTGGTCGGCGACGCGGCCGACTACGAGCACCCGGTGCCGGTCGACCTGGTCGTGTGCTGCGAGACGCTGGAGCACTCCGACCACGCGGGGGCCATCGTCGCCGCCGCGGCGCGCCTGCTCGGTTCCGGGGGGTGGCTGATCCTG